ATAATCATTATTTGAGTATTCGAAGTCTCCTACTTTTATAAATTTTATATCTTCTGTTGTATATTGCTCAACAAAAGCGTCAGAAAGATTATCGTGAAATATAAAACCTTTTAATTTTAATTTATCAACTGATTCATACCAAGGTTTAATGTATTCAATTTCATTGTTCTGCACTTTACCATCCGCAGCCCTTCCTACGACATAAGCATCAGTTGGGCTATTTGGGTGTTTCTTTTTAGAAAAATAAGAAGTTAGAATAGCTATTGAATCTGACATTATATTATTATATATTAACTTAGATAAAAATCCATGAAAAAGGGGCGCAAAGCGCCCCTAAATTAAACTCAATAAAGAGTTAGTTGTTACTTATCAGGACTTGTAGATTTCTGGAATAAGGCAACAATTAGCAAAAGTGTAATAACTCCTGCAAGACTTGCGCCTTGTCCTACAAATCCAGTAACTACTTCTTGAAGGTTTCCAATTACATCAATTGGAGCTCCAGTACCGAATACAACTTGAGCGACAACAAGAAGCCCAATTAGCGTTAATAACAAGCTAGTGACTCCACCAGCATAAGTTTTGATTATTTCTAACGTATTTTTCATAATAATTAAAATTTAACAGTTAAAGCAGTTCCGAACACAAATTCGCGCTCATCCAAGTCATCTGCATCTACATAATCTACTCCGACAGAGAATTCTGCATTTTCCGAAATACTTTTGGAGATGTCAGCTCCAGCGGCATAATATGTTCGATCTGTACTGTTTGTTAAATCTGTATTACCAACTGCGGCTGACAAGTCGAGAGAGGCAATCGACAGATCGAAAGAATGACCTACTCCTAGCTCTACAGTATACAAAGACTCATCAAAGTCTCTATAGACTGAAACAGATGGATTTAGCGCTACATTTGAAGAGACTCTAACCTGAAATTCAGAGAGAGCATCTCCAGGGCGATCTTCGAAATGATTTACTCCAGCATAAACAGATAGCAAGCCGTCCGAGAAAGATTTGCCTACTCCTGCTCCAAGATTATAACTATCTACTCCTGTATCAACAGATTGGTTCGTGCAAGCATGAGCGCTTAAATCCACACCTCCAAGCGCTGAACCAAGTTTTACGGAAGATTGAACTGATTGTTCTGCCTTTTGAGCTCCTCTGTAAAAGAAGTCAGATGCGTAACCTACTTTCGCAGAGTTGCCAGAAAAGGCGGCGTTAGTTGTAAGCCCTAAGGCTAGTAATAATGATACGATTTTTGTTTTCATATATTTTTTATAATTAAATTTATTTTATTCTAATTTCTTTCCAGCCTACTTTTTTGTCTTTGATTAAATCCCTTACTCTTCTTTGATTATTGTTTAATTGACTGTTTCCGCTTTTTACTTCTATAAAGGTAATTTCTTCTTCGCCGAATGATATATAATCTATGGGTTTTCCTAAAAATGTACAAGCTTCTGGATCGAATTCAAATTGATCGAGGAAAGGAGCTAGAGTTTCTGCGATATGGCCAAGCCTTACTTCGCTACTCTTTTTTTGTGATGTGACTTTCTTTTTTGCTTCTTTTTCTTTAGCTAATTGTATTTCTAAATCATTTAAAGTTAAAACTATACCTTTCTCTTTTTTATCTAATTCAATTTTTCGTTCTTGAATAATTTCTTGTTCACGTTTTAATGATGCGTTAAGTTCAGATATTGTTGTATTTAATTGATCCTCTCTAGTTTTTAATAATTTATTTTCAGATGATAATAAACTGACGTTGTTTTTATATTGAGATTGAAAGTATAAACTTGCTATTAGTATAATTATAGATATAAAAGCGATAATTTCCATATTTTTTTTAGTTTGATCTTAGAAAGAGAGTTAAATCTCTGTCTTTTCCTAGAATATTAACCTCATTTTTGAGCTCACACTCTACCTCTAAATAACCTTTTTTAACTAGAGTATGACACATTCTTAATGATTGAACATTATCATTAACGACAAAAGCTCTTAATTTTTTGCATTGAAAAATTTCTCTGAATTTATCCACTAAATAAAAATATGTAGGCACAGCTCTAATAAATTCTATTCCGTTAATGCCTGAGTTTGGGGGATTAAATACATCTAATGTCCACGCATTGTTGAAGTCTTGAGGTTTATTGAATAACCAATACATTTTATTATTGTTTTTGCTGAAGCTGAAACCTTTTGTTGTGAAAGATTTTAATTTAAAAAATAATTCTCCATCAGTCTGATCCCAAAACATAAGCTTTCTGGATTCTTTGTCTAGGTCTCTTAAATCTTTTAAGAAATTATCTACCCACAATGTTGATGGGGAGATTTTAAATCCTTTATGCTGATATGTTTTTTGAGAATTTGACGGATCAAATTCGCCAATCACTTAATTAAATGAGGCTTTTCAGTTTCTACTACTTCTACTTTATTCCTGTCTTTATCTTTCCATTTTTTTAAAGTAGTTATAAGAGAATCTGCTCTCTTAAGCGCTCTGTCTTTAGTCCAATAGTCTTTCTCTTCTACTCTACGACCATTTCGTGTTACAACATAGAATTTATCTTGATTATTCATATAGTTTTGATTTGATTATTTTTAATAAGTTTGATGATTGTAGCTGTTTATTCCTAAAGTAAACACTCACTGGTAATGATATTGCTAATCCAATAGTAATAATTAATACAATAGTTCCAAAAAAATGCCACACATTAAAAAGCGCGACTTCTAATAAATTACTCATATTTTTTCCAAACTTGTACAGATTTTAATTTTAATAAATCATGCGTTTTGATTTGAGTCAAAGTTTCTTTTGTCTGAGGTCTTCTGAAGACTCTATATTTAGCCTTCCAAGGTTGATCTACGAAAGGGAGATCAAAGCGAGCTACATTTGTTCTCTGTAAAAATTCGGCAAGCTCAGATCTATTTACTAGAATAAAAGAGTCTGCTGTTTCGAAAGCGATAAATTTCGCCCTACCATAAACCCATCCTTTTCTGCCATGCTTGTCTGCAAATTCAATCCAAATCCATTTATCAAAAGATTTATTTTTAAAACGTTTTTTAGTTTTTAAATCTACCTCAATATCTTTATGGGTCGGCGTTTGAAATAGAAATTGCACATTTTCTTTTTTTAAAGAAGTGGTGGCTCTTTTAGGTCTATATCCTTTTTTTTCTGCTAAATCTTGAAACACGGAGAATGGGGTTGGGTTTTTATCCATATCAAAGGCCTAGTAAAAATCGTTTTTTATGATTTTGTTGAAAGCCTGAAGGATCTTTTATGTTTGAGTTAATATAATCAATTATATTCATTGATTGAGATTTTTCAATATTTTCGACATCGAAAGTTACATAATTTTCGACATACTGTTCTTCGGCATAATCATATTCATATATGTGTGGGGGCTGATCCCACTTGTTGATCATTTTAAGTCTGCTACCACTGACTAAAGGCATGTGATAAAGCTTTACTCGCACAGGGACCGACTCTTTAAGAGCGTCTCCAGCTTCTCCAATTTCTCTGATGATCGGCGGGTCGAATTCTCTGACGAGTTCATTATTTTGCCCTTTATGGATTTTTGTGATTGAACTGGAGCAGCCAATTGAATAAAAAAAGATTGTTGCAAGTAAAATTTTAGACATTGTAAGTATTTGTTACACAATTATTAAAGCTTTTTTTGAGTGTACTTTTCGATTTGTTCTTTAGTATAGATATCAAAACCTAATTGTTCTAGCCACGACTTATGAACAGGAACCAAAGTTTCGGCGCCAACAAATTTACCTAAGTCTTTATAAGTTAAATGAGTGAAAGATGTAGAGCCTTTTTTTCTTCCTCTTTTAGTAGAGTTTGAGTTGTTTTCAATTTTCATATATATAGATTATATTTTAAAAGTATTAAAATGTCAATAAAAAAATAATTTTATATCATTGATATAGAAATCATGTTTGCAAAATTAACACCATTTTTGTTCACTAAGTCAAGGTCTGGATGCATTGCGCTGAGAAAAAAGTTTTGTGGGAAATGTTCGGCAAGATAATATTTATTTTCATATGCAATCTCATCATACAACGGAAATAAAAAACTTCCATCGAGCATAGAAAAGTCTAAATAATTAATTAATTTATTATTTGGAGGGTTTTTAAATTTTATTGTAGTTGTATTATCTATTTTATTGACTTCATCAATAACTAATTTAATTTTAGAATCTGTGTCTTGTATTCCTGTTTCTGCGTAAATTAATTTACTGTTGTTATTAACGCTGAAAGATTCTGAAATATTTAGAGATGGCGCGGAATCAATTGACCTAAAATACTTTGTGATATCTGTCGAATTATCGGGAGATCGAAAAGTTATGATTTTTAATCTTAAAAAATCTGATAATTCTTTTTTTATGTTTTTATATTGCTTCTCAAGTGCCGTGGATATAATTGCATAATTCTTTGTTATGCAAATTTCATTCAAAGAAATTTTTTGAGGTAAGTAAGTAAAGTAGGTAATCTGGTCAGGCTGATTAAATAATTGTCGGAAGTCTGTTAGATACTCTTCATGCATAAAACTATCAGATTGGGGGCAACTAATTAATTCTTGTCTGTTTCCAGTTTGGTAAAATAAATAATTTCTTGGGTTCAGATTTAGATGTCTAATTTCATAATGATCAGGAGTATTTATAATAAGTCTGTAATCTTCAACTACATATTTTTCAGTTATTTTCAAAAACTTGTGGGGCGTAATAACTTTAACTTTAAATAAATATTCTAAAGTCCCACAAAGATGATTAAATAATTCTATATATCTTCTTTTAATGTCGTCATTTTTAAACTGAATACAATAAGGCGTAATAAGTGAAGCTATTTTTTGATGATCTAATTTTTGATAATCATGAGACAAATTTTCATCTCTGAGGGAAATTTTTAATCTGATTAAATCAAAATCTATTAAAGGTTTTGCCATATTCAAAAACTTATCTAGAACCCGTATATCGAGTTGAAGCCGCTACCACCTTTAGTTTCAAGAGCTTCTTTAATCTTTTTATGAGCAATATCAATTTCTGTTTCGTTAATCTCGCTATCGTCAATCTCAACTTTAACTGAGAGCAAGTCATCAAAACTGCTAAGATTAAGGTTTTCATCTTTTATGACGACACCTTTCATTTGAAAAATATTCTGATCGCTATTAATACCGCAACATATCCACCCTATGTCCTTTCCAAAAGACGGTATTTCTTTCGAAAAAGCATCATCTAAAGGTTCTTCATCCCAAAAGAAGCAAGGTGTATTATTTTCTGGCCAAGTGTGTTTAAAAGCTTCGACATTCTGCTTATCAGAAACTTCTTTCCCTCCAATAACAGAAGGGTTTAATTTGTGATTTAAGTTGTTATAAACTAAAGGAAAAAACTTACCATATTCTCCACCACAATAAAGATGAAGCCATTTAAATAAATTTTGACAATTCCAGCAACCTTCTTTTTCGTTTGTAACTGAAACTCTTGATTGAGAAGATTCTGGTAGGTTTTCAAAAGAATTATAAAATTTATCAATTACGTTTTTTAATTTTAGCTCTTCCGACTCATTAACAGAATTATTCACCTGTATAATAATCGGTGATTCCAATCCTTGATCTAGCTCAAATAAATCAAAAATTGTAGACCATAAATTAATTAAATTTAAAGATTTTTTAATAGTTGTTTCTGTGCCTGATAATAGAACTTGCTTTCTTAACTCGACACAAATTTTAACATTAAATTTTCTAGCTATAATTCCTATTTTTTTAAGTTCTTTTATTATTGATTCATAATCAGCGAGATCTTTAATGGAGCAAGGGATCGAATCATCATGCAATAAAGGAATTAAGTCGTTGAAGATAGAATATAGTTTAATGTTATTTTGGGCACAAAATTTAATATGGTTTTGAGCACATATTGCATTATGCATTATGATTTGGCTAAGCTCCGAGATAGCTTCATTCAAAGGTTTTGCATTAAAAGCTTTCTTAGATAAACTTCTAAAAGAGTTTTCGCTAGACGATTGAGATAAAGTAGAGCTCGAGCTTAGTAAACCATAAGTATTCATAATAAAAGTATTTACACTTTAAAACAAGTTATCAGGGACTTCATCTTCAGAGCCTACAGAAGCTGCTACTGCTTGAGGTTCAACTTGTTGACTTTCTGTAACATTGTTAGGTTTAGACTTATAGATGATTAAGTCTGGAGCCCTTTCATTATCTTTTTTATTTTTGTTAGCAAAAATAACAACTTTATGGACGACTTCTTGACCAAGCTCTGTAGTCTTGAAGTGCCCTGTTAAATAGTCGGTATTACCGCTTTTGCGCCAAAGTGCCCCCATTTCTCTGGAAGACCACTCAGTAGAAGTTTTTGATTTATTTTCAGTATTCATGTTTATGATCATAATGCATATTAAGTAATTTGTCAAGTATTATTTTTGTATATCGTCCACTATGATTTTAAATTTGTTCGAAAAAATTTTTAAGTTGTTTAAGTGTAAAAAAAAATATGGATTTAATTGTAGATGGTAGTTTGACGGCTCCGCCTAGTCAAGTATACTGTTTTAGAGACCTAAGTTTATATGTAAAATGTTTTTTAAATAAAAATTTATTAATAGAATGCCAAGAAGAGGAGATTGATTTGTATTGGTCTTGGCTGAAGCAAAATAATTCATATGATTTTGTTGACGCTATAGTAAGCAGAGACGAAGTTCAAGGTTTTTATATAGGCCCGCGCCGAAAAAGTAACTTGAAGATAGAATTAATTAATTACAATAACCAATCTTTTGTATTGAAGAAAATATTAAATAGATTAACATAAAGTATGTTAAATGTTAAAAATACTGATAATATAACACATTTGTTTAAAAAAAATCAACCATTTGTTTTAAGTCATGATTTTGGATTGAGTGAAATTATCAACGTTGATAAAATATTAAAAGATTATGGAGACCTTAAAGTTATTGTACCAGAGATAGTAGAGGGAGGTCAGTTATCAAATTTGCAAGAAATAAATCGTATAGAGATAACTATAGAACAATATGTTAAAGAATATATAAACAAAAAAAATAACAAATATTACCTGCGTTCAGAAAATCCTTTTGGATTTGTACAACCTGAGAAAATTTTAAAATTAGAAAAAGAAATTATTAATAAGTATAATTTTGGTAAAGTAGGAGATATATCATTATGGTGGGGAGGGAAAGGTACTACCACTCCTTTACATTACGATTCCTATAGCTATAAAATCGACAGAACCCTTAAGCAGATTCATAAAGAAAACTTCTATAAAAAACCAATAGCTCATTCTTTGTTAAGTGTTGTGAGTGGCAGCAAAGAGGTATTGTTAATTAGCCCTCAATACAATGAATTAATAGAAAATTTAGATTTAGATCATTCTGGAGCCATGTATTCTAAGACAGAGATTTCAAAAATTTTAATTAAAAATAATATAAAACAAAATATAATAATATTAAATGAAAACCAAAGTTTAAATATACCTAGGTTTTGGTGGCATAGAATAAATAATATAAAACAAGGAATTTCAATAACTTATAATTTTAAACTATAGTGTAAATACTTATATGGAAGATTACCAGAAACAAGGATTAAATATGGAGCAAGCTTTTGGGCTAGCTCCCACAGCTTTAATTTCTTTGTACGAGATATATTATTTAGAAGGATATCAAGATGTAGATGTTTATGATAACAGAAATTATGCGCTACGCCTGTGCTCAGCCGATAACCTATCTAATATAGATGCTCAATCAGCTCAATATATACAAGAAAATGGATTGAAATGGGCAGGCTTTTCATATATGCCTATAGGCCTTCAATCTGCAAATTTTTCATCTTCTTCTCAAGGCCTGCCTAGACCTTTGATTACTATATCAAATAAAAACATATCTACATTAATAAATCAAGTTGGGCATAAAGGTACGGTTTTAGAAACTATTTCTACTTATAATAAATATTTTAATGATATGACGAACGCAAGGGTTATGAGGAGGCAAGTATTCGCTAAATTTTTAGATGGAGATAACTTTCCTCAAAATAATAATGTAAATCCTTGGGGAGTAAGGCCTCCTGGCCCTGGTCAAGCAGCAGATTCAGCTTATGAATTTTCTTCTAGCTTATATTTTATATCAAAAAAAGCTAATGAAACGAAAGAATCTGTTGAATATGAATTGACATCATCTTTAGATGTTGAAAACGTCACTATACCCAACAGAACCATTTTAGGGGGATATTGCTCATGGTGTTATAGGGGAGAAGGTTGTTATTTCACTGGCCCAGCCGTAGCTACAGAGTTAGACGAAACCAACTTTATGCTAGGACCTCAAGATTCTTATGAAAATTCAGCTGCATTGTCCAGATTGAATGGAGCCAGACCAAAAAAAAGAGGCGGCAGCTCTATAATCGGCGAGTTCGATTATACTGCTACTATTTCCGATTGGACTATAGACGTAAACTATCAAGCAGGTGATGTTGTTAAAACTCCTCCAGCTGCTGCTGGAGAAGGTTTTGTGGCTGGCACTAAACAGGTTCAGTTAACTGCTAACGGAAACCTTTCTCAACAAAATGATAAAACTATATGGGTTTGTGTTCTAGACCACTTATCTAATTTAAATAATGCTCCAGAAAAAAAGGGTGGCCAATGGGTCGCTGACCAATGCTCTAAAAGTGTAGATGCTTGCAGATTAAGATTTAGATCTGGTTATACAAAAAACAACACGCTGAGATTTGGAGGCTTTCCAGCTACAGAAGGTTATGACACAAATTCTTAAAAATATAAAAATACACGCCTTAAGTAAACTTCAAGAAGAAGTTTGCGGCTTTGTTGTTGAGCTAGATAGCGAAGTTTTTATTAAGCAATGTAAAAATATTTCGACAACTCCTGAAAGCAGGTTTGAGATACATCCTGAAGCATATCTGCAAACAAAATTAGAGTCTGATATTTTAGCTATATATCATAGCCATCCAAATTCAGAGTCTTTTTCAGAAACAGATAAATTAATATCTAGAATTAATTGTTTGCCAAATATTTTATATATAAACGAAAAGGATAAATTTGAAGCTTTTTACCCAGATCTATGCAAAGAGTATAAAATTGAAAAAATAAAGGAGATTATTGATGGTTGAAGTATATTTACATGGTATATTTGAAGAAAAATTTCGGTCAAAGTATGAATTTGAGTTAGAGTCTGTAAGTGATGTATTGAAAGCTATTGATGCTGTCGAGTCAAATTTTATGACTTTTTTAGCGCGAAATTTTGACCAAATGGAATTTTCTATGCTAGTTGACGGAAAAGTTGCATCTTTAGAAGACGCTAACAAAAAAGATATGAAAAGAATAGATATTTTACCCGCAGCAAAAGGAGCCTTCCTTTTTACTTTTATTGTTGGGCTAGTTGTGTCAATCGGAGTAAGTGTTATAATGGCAGCTAATTCTGTTCAGGCTCCAACTATGGATAATGCATCAACACAATCAGCAAAAACATCCTCTTACTCTTTTCGCGGGGAAACTAATGTAGAAAGTCAAGGAAAGCCTGTTCCTTTAGGTTATGGTAGATTGAGGGTTGGTAGTAATGTTATAGGCAATCAGACATGGAATAGGAATTTGTTTAGATGATAAATGTAAAATTTTATGGCATTCTCAATAAAACGCTTGGGAAGAGGAAGTATAAAAATTTAGATGAATTAAAATTTTTTGTAAAGTATAATATATATCCTTGTAAAATTATTGAGCAAAAAAAAAGCTACGCAGTCCTACCATTAGTTTCTGGAGAAGGGGGAGGAAAAGGGAAAGGATCACCTCCCACTCCTTTGCTGAAACCTCCTGCTCCAGATGAAAATTCTTTACAGAGCTTTTCTCAATCTGAAACACTTGACTTAATATGCGAAGGCCCGATTGAAGGCTTTTGCGACAGTAATGGAAATTTAGTTACTGGTACTGATATCGCAAAAGGTGTTTATTTTAACGGGACAGTAGTCCAAAACGAAAATAGCACTTATAATTATAGAAGGCTAGCTTTAAATTATGCAGTTGGAAGCCATAAAGGCATAAACCCATATTCTCGGGACGAAAAGTGGGCTCGAAGTAAAATTTATAATACCCAGTCAATTAAACAAGCTCTTGTAGGACCAAATATGGCTACAACGGATACTATGCTTGAGGAACAAAGCGCATATAATACAGAGACCTTACAAGAAGCGGCGAAAAGACCCTTCGGTTTTTTTGCATTACTTCTTCTTCAACTTGGCGGAAAAAAACTTGGATCTACATTTAATACTGCATCCTGGTTTCAAACACAAGGATCGCATATAGGCTATTTTATAGGAGACACAAGTGGTTTGCAAAAAGCAATAGATTACGGTTATGCAGCAAGTCAAGTAGAGCATGGATCAGACATTAGGACACATACATCAACTCGAGACTTTACTGCTTGGAGTGCTGGCCATGCAGAATTTTCAGAAGGAGGATTTCCTGTTTCTCATACAATCAAAAATAGCGAAGTTGATTTTGCATACGCTACAATATCTATAGATGAGTTAAAAGATACCGTAGACCATGGAGCAGGAGCTGGCAAGGTTGGTTTAATGACAACAGCCAGGGAGCATAAAGTAGGATTCTCGATAGAAATAGGCATAAACGGACTAACTGATGAAGAAGCTCAATCTAGTGAGTTTAGAGCGTGGCTGGCACATCATGGCCTTTCTCAATCCTCATCCAATCCTCGGAAATCGATCACACGAAATTATTTTGTGCAGGGGTTGGTTGCAGGTAGTAAATATTTAATAGATGTGGGAAGAGCTAGTTTCGGAGTTGATGGAGAGGTAATTTTTGGAGAAGACAGCGATTTTGATGAAGGAATGGATGATCTTGAGAGTAAAAGAAACCCAGCAGAAGTTTTTGACGCTGAAGGCTTAACGGCATTAAAGGAAGATCAAGCTCTTCCTCATAATTACACGTCAGATCAAACCGAACCAAATTTAGGGCTTAATCGATTTCAACAATTTGGATCAGCAGACGCAATTAGAGAAGTTTACGAGAGTGGAATGGAAACTTTTTTTATGCCAACAGATGACGCAAATAACGCTTTTAATTGCTTCAAGCTACCACCTTCTATAGTGACTGTTAATGGAGATAAAATATCTAAAGCAAGATATCTGAAAGTGACAAAAACAGGAAGAGAATTAATATCTCCAATTATGGGTTCAAAAATTAGCTTGGAGAGTGTCACAGAAATTATAGACGAAAAAATGTCTTATCCTTACTCGGCAATTGTACAGCAATCTTTTAATTCTAGATATTTTACAGAAAAACCAGAGAGAACTTATCATTTAAAACTTAAGAAAATTTTAATACCATCTAACTATACCCCAGACAATAGATCAACAGTTGGAGCTAATGTATACGATGGAGCTTGGGATGGTACATTTAAGTATGCTTGGTCTGATAATCCTGCATGGGTTTTATATGATTTAATGACAAATAACAGATATGGTATTGGAGCCTATTTAGATATTAACAAAATTGATAAATGGACATTATATAAAATAGGTAGATATTGTGATGCTGTGGATGATGATGGAAACTTTGTAGGGGTTGATGATACATACAATGGTAAAGAGCCTAGATACTCAATGAACGTACTAATTTCAGAAGAAGAAGAAGCTTATGAACTTTTAAAAACTATAGCAGAAACTTTTCATGGGATAGCATATTGGGATGGAAGGGGGGTTTCTGTCTCTATAGATGGAGGAGGTAATACCATAAAATACGAAAATTTTTCAAATTCTGCAAGTTATGTTATAGGAACAAAAGTAGAGTTTCCTCACTCCACTTTTAATATATATGAAAAAATTACAAATGGTGGTGTTGGTATTAGGCCTGGAGTAGATCAAGATTGGAAAAAATACTGGAATAAAATTCCTGCGATTGAAATTGATGAACCTGCGATTAACTTCACCAACACAAATGTTGAAGGAGGTGTTTTCGCATATTATACAAGTTCAAAATCCACAAGATACACTGTTGCTAGAGTTGGTTATATGGATAAAACTGATGATTACAGAAAAAAATATGAATATGTAGAAGATAAACAAGGCGTTAAAGAATTAGGAGTAATAAGAAAAAACATCGAGCCACTAGGATGTACATCAAGAGGTCAAGCGCGAAGAATGGGGCGTTGGTTTTTCCTGACCTCTTCTGTCAATACAGAGACAATCACTTTTTCTACAGATTATAGAGCTTTATTTTTAAAACCAGGTAATATTATAGGAGTAAGCGATTCTCTTAAAAATACAAATCAATCAATAGGTAAAATAGTTGATGTTGAGGGTGATGAAATTTTAGTATTAACTCATCCTATTACTTTACAAACCCTTAATCAAACTACAAGACAAAATAAATATTATGATATAATATTAGGTAACATTGACCCAAGTTATAATATGGATTTTTTAGACAATAAAGGATCAGTCACTGGGCAAGATATTGCTAATTTAAATAAAGCTCAAAGATTACAAGGGTCAGTTTTTCCTGCAGATGGATCAAGCATAACTACTAATAGAATTAAAGTTAAAGACGTTAATGGGAATATTTTAAAATTTACTAGCTCTTTGTTAGATAGCTACGATAATGGATATAATGTAGTATCAAAAGGAACAGATTGGGCTTTAGTTAATCCAACTGATGGTGGAACATATGCTAACGATTGGCAAGAAAGAAAATACAGAATTGTAGGTATAGAAGAAGAAGGAGAAGGTAAGTATAAAATCATAGCCACCTTATTTGACGAAGAAAAAATCTCTTCCATGGATCAAAGTTTTCCAGTAATATCTTCAAATTATGAAATAACACTAGGAGATAGTACTGAGATAGCAAATGCTACCCCACCCATTATTGAAAAATTCTCCATTGTTAGCGGATCAAATCTTTCTTTTAAAGTTAAATTTTCAACAACTATTGACGAATCCAAATTTAATAGTATAACTAATAATATTATTTTAACTGATCCATCTGGAAGTCAAGCAACATATAATAATTCAAGCAGAAATGGTGGCGGAACAAAAGAATTTACAATAAACACTGGAGTGAGTAAAACTTCTAGCTCAGTTGCTGGAGTATGGACTATTTATGTTACAACAACAGGTATACAGTCTTCTACATCTCAATCTAAAACATCTGGAGCTGGAATAGCATCAAAACTTATATCTGACGAAAGTTATAGTAATAGCCCGCCAGGAATTTCAGATGTAGGAGTATTAAACGAAGATGGAGTAACCAAAAGTAATTATCGCGTGGTTGAGACTGCTGGAGCAAGCTTTGATATAAGTTGGAAATATCAAGATATAAATTCATCTAGAACTATATACGACAACATCGCTGACTTACAAACTAATAGCCCTTTCTTTGAGGGATTCAGGGTAGGTTTGTGTCCCGTTGATAGGGGTGGATCAACTAATGCAAGTAGCGCTGGCAATCCTCTTACTAATAATGTAAAATGGATTTATGATAATAATAATTTATTGACTAGAATGCAATATACTTTTAATTATGAATTACGGTATAATACAACAGTTGATGATAATGGAATTCAAAGTTTTGTATATGCCAATTTACAAGATCAAAGAGGAATAGCTGTAGTTATTCAGGGTGTGGCAAGAGCGGGCAACATTAGAAAATACAGCTCTAAGCAATCTTTTATTATGTACGACCCTCCGATCTCATACACGCCTGTAGTCTCTACACTCGTGCCAAGATTTACTCCGCATGATGATATCTTTTATGATTTAAATAAAGATAAAAAAATATCAATCATCTTAACGGATGAAGAGGGGAATGAAACTCAATCAGAAACATCTGAGCATGGTAAAATACCTGAAAACGCAAAATTTGATTTTGTAGCAGAAGCTTCAAAAAATTCAAACGTCCCATCCAATATATATTCGTTGGAGGAGGCTCAAACATTATGGAACGAAATCAGAAATAATACTATTAATTCTAATGTTGTTAATTCGCGAAGTAGAAAAATAAGTCGATGGACAGGAGGCAATGCTCAAACAATATATATAGATATATCGTATGATAACATTAAGCTTGCTGCTGAAGCATGGGAAGAATATCAGTATATAGATCCAAAATATGGCGAACAAGTCGATACCCACTGGGAAAATTTTCCATTAGTGCATTACGCCCACTCCGAAGAAATTAGCGACAAAGAAATGATAAATGAGTTAGGTGAATGGGGTACTGAGGATGTAATTTTTAATGACACTAATAAAACAATTTTAAGAAAAAATATTCCAGAAGGTATAGGAAGTAACACCTTATCAGCATTTGAATCCATAAAATTATTAGTATCTGGAAACTATACAAATGGTAATGCATATGAAGAGACTCAATCTATAGGTTTTATACAGGTATTTATAGGTAAAGATAACCCAGATTTTGAACCTGCTGATGATAACGAATTCAATTCATTAGAAGGCTCTAATCAAATAATTATCCCATACGATGACGAACTAGAAGAAGGTATTAATTATGATAACGATTTTTATATAAAAATAAAAGCATGGGATTATTTTACTTGGAATAATTCTGCGTTAGATTTTTTAGGTAAAATAACGGAGCTTCCCAGTCAAGAGATTGATTTTGGCGTCACTGGTTTTATAGTTGTGCCCGAAGAAGATTTAGCTGATTTATTGGAAGAAGATGAAGATGAGGCAACTGAAGAAGACTTGGCTCATGCTTTTGTTAATACCTTTGGCGATGAAAGATTAATGGGTATGAAGCAATTTAGGGAAGGTTTAATTATAGGGGGAACAGAGGCTTGGTCATCTGCAGATGGCGCTCAAAACAACCCAGATTCTTTCGTTAAATATCCACTAGGAAATCATACAGATTCGCATCAAGGTACTCCTGTTGGTATAGGTCAATATAACTTAGAAAATGTAACAAGCAAAACTTATACAGACATATTAGGGGAAGGAGATAGTAGTAACAAGTTTGGACTAACTAAAGGAGAGATAAATAATGACATGCTTGACTTTTATGTTAATGTCAAAGGAATGAACATTAGATGCTTGGCTGGCGACGACGGAAACTACGATGGCGTTGGAGGAATAATTTCTGGACAAACTATAAAAACTAACGGTTTCGAAGCTGGAGAGATTGTGGCTTTTTCTCAAGAGCCTACAATTAACGGTTCGCCAATGTCAACTTACTTCTCTGAAGGAGAAGGAATATCTGGAAAAATAGATGAAGCTTTAAATAACACAAATATTTTTGACGATAAAATACAAGATACAAACTTTACTGAAAATTTAGTTATATCTGGAGACTCAAGATTAAAAGTTGAAGATGGTAATCTTCATATAGAAGTTAATGGTATATGGTATAGGATTGAGCCTGATGGCACATCTTAATCTTTGAATGTAGATTCTATATCTTGCAATAATTTAATCTTTTCTGATTTAGGTAAACTATTATATTTTTTCTTTAACTTTTTAAACACTCTTTTGTGTTCAGCTGATGAACCATCATAGGAAATTAATTTTTTAATTAATAACGCTTTTTGTTTATTCACTTTTTTCTTCTTCTTTAGGAATTAAATTATTCAATGTAGATATAAGGGAATCGTAGCTATCAATTTCTTCGATAATTTTTTTAATCGTACCACTTAAATCTCCGTGCTCACCTACACCTACAGGAGAGTTAAGCATAACATTTAGATCTGCAATTTTCTGGTCTCTTAACCCAATGTATTCAGAATAAATTCCTCTAAGATAAACTTCTTTCATTAAAGCTTTCCTCCTTCTGAATATTTAATACATAAGCAAATGCAATAAATTGCTGCTCCCGCTAAAATAAAATAACCTTGTAATTCTGAATTGTCCATATATATAATTATAGTAAAAAAGTTTTAAAAAGTCAAGAAATATTTTAATTTATCTATATTCATGCCTTAATAATCTCCAACGATCAGAATCAATTGGCTTTGATCCGTCATTGATTGCAAATAGCATATCCACAATTTCTTCTACCGAATCATAAATGTACTTGTGAGGTAACATACCAAGCATCCAAAGTGGAGTTTTTGACTTGCCCCCTTCCATGCTTATAAAGATTGGCTTCTTCATCCTAACAGCAGTTACAATTTCTTCAGCGCTACCCCAAGAAGCTACAGAGGGGACAAGATGAGCAATAATAAAGTCACTTCTATCTACTAAGTTTAAATCATATGCTCTTACGGTTTTCATTCTTTGAGCTGCCCTATCGTATTGCTTAGTTTTCATCCAATTTTCCATCTCAAGCCTAGACGCTTCATCTTCTTCTACGTCTTTCATAAATGGCTTTTCGTAAGGGTCAAAACAAGTTACATTGATTTCAGAGAGCTTTTGAGTAACTTCAGTTCTCCAATTTCTTCCGCTAATATATTGCATATGGCCGACTAGATAAGTTTTAGTTTTTTCTAGAATATTTTTCATATTATAACTATAATATATATAAACAAATTTGTCAAGAAAAATGAATAATAGTACGCCAGAAGAAATGAATTTAATAACGATATTTATGGATGTAAATAAAACTCCAGAGCAAACTTGCAAGGAAATTGATTTTGAAGGTTGCGAGCAAATGAAAAGAGATTATCTTTCTGAAGTTAATACGCCTGGAGGCTGCTCGTCGTGCAGGAAAGCTAGCGTGAGGAGAAAATACACATCTTTTATTAAACCAAAAATTAAAAAATGATAAATTATTTATTAATTTATATTGCTTCTGTTTTAGTTGTATCTAATGTTATTGCTATATTGGAATATACTAATTTAAAGGTATATGCTCTGTCGTTATTTATAAAAGAAAAAATATATACATTAGATGATTTGCATGATTATATTGTAGATAATTGGGGAAAACTTGGAGAATTATTAAGCTGCCCTTTATGTTATAGCACTTGGCTGTCTTTGTTTTTAGGGTTGTGGTGTGTTTGGTTTTTTAATTTAAATATTATTTATGCTTTGCTTTGTATGTTTTCAATTCCTAGTCTCGCATGTTTAATAAATAAAAAAATAATTTAAATTGGTGGACGTGGCGGGAGTCGAACCCGCGTCTTTAAATTTTCTGTAGATATACATCTACAAGTTTAGTTAATTTTTTTTACAGTTATGATATTAACATCCAACTAACCATTTCAATTATTCACTCAAACTTGAGGCCCTCGAATACTCAATGGTACAGTTTATGAAACGGATAAACTTTTATCTGTTTTGCAGATTGATGACCTCGTAATCTCTTTATCTGCGTCAAAAGTTACGAGGTAGCAGAACTAAGCTGCTAAGGCAAGCTTTTTAGCTTTTAAGCCAAAAGCTTTAACACGGTTTTTGTTGCCATGTAATTGTTTGCACCTTTTTTAGGAGCCAGATGCAACTCCTACTTGCAGTATACTAATC